GTACTTTGCCCCACTTCTTAGTCATTTGGTTTGTACCCTCATACTCTATAATTTCGTGGTCGCCTCTCCAGCCGTCGTTTTGCTCGATACCGATACGGGCGCGTGGGTAACACAGTGTACGCCCCGACGGTAAGGTAATAAGCAGCATACCCCAGCGGTACGATACGACGATACCCCGGTGGATAGTCGCGCTTTCGCCGGTCTTGATAGCCTTAACCGCTGCCGCTTCAATGATACCCCAAAAACGGACGATATGCGGATTAGCAGCACGCCAACGCTGCATAATGTCCTTTTCTTCTTTTTCGGTCAATCCCATACGGCTACCGCCCATAGCCTCCAACGCTGCAACACCGCCGCCGTAGCCCAAAGCCAAAACCGCGATTTTACCTTTTTGGCGTAATCCGCTGTTTTGTCCGTGCTTTTCCACCTTGCAATTAAACATTTGCCCGGCAGTGGCGCAGTATATATCGCCGCCTGCGCGGAAAACATCTAATACCCACTGCTCACCAGCTAACCACGCAATTACGCGCGCCTCGATAGCGGAAAAGTCGCAGACGTGGAACGTGCAGCCGGGCTTCGCTATAAACGCTGTACGTATCAGTTCCGAAAGCACGTGCGTAGGGTTGGCGTAGTTCATTTGGAAATCGTCTAAATCGCCTGCTTTAACCAACTGGCGCGCGTAGTCCAAATCTTCCAAATGGTTTTGCGGTAGGTTCTGCACCTGCACCAATCTACCGGCCCAGCGTCCGGTACGTGCTGCGCCGCAGAATTGTAACAGCCCGTGTATGCGCCCGTCATCACAAACGCACTCCAGCATAGCGTTATACTTCTTTGTTGAGGTTTTACCCATTTCGCGGCGCAGTTCCAAAGCCCTGCGCGCCTTGCTGTGGTACTTTACCAGTGCCTCCACATCGTCCAAAGTCTTTTTGTTTAGTGTGGTTACTGATATACCACATACGCGGTTTAGGTACTCTTTTAGTTGGGTGGTGCTGTTCGGGTTCTCCAGTCCGGTAAGTTCTTTTGCCTCGGTAAGCAGCTGCGCTTTATATTCGTCGTCGAAACGTGTAGCGTTTTCCGCTAATTGGCGGTCTAACAATACGCCCCGGTCGTTAATTCTCTGGTCTATGGTGTACAGTTCTTCGTCAAAGGCGGCAGGCTCTAATCTGCGTACTTTGGCTAATATCTGCTGCTCCACTTCCACGTCGCGGATATTGTACTGCTTGAATAACTCCCAGCGGTCGGGTGCGTCTGCCGGTAGGTGTCTTTTTCCTTTGGTCGGTGTAGAGAAATAGCGTATAAGTGTTTTACCCTCTTTCATTTTTCCCTGCTCCAGCCTCAACACTTCGCCGCACTGCTCCAACGACAAAGGCAAACCCATACGGGCGGCTCTTACCATTGTGCAACGCCATTGCGCCGGGTCTAACATCGGCCAACCGAAATAACGACTGATACAAACGCGCTCAAATGTGGCATTAAAAGCAGTTTTGATAACTGCCGGGTTTCTCAAAGCGTCCATAATCTCAGCAGGCAGCGTTTCGCCTTGTGCGAAATCGCAGCACTGCACCGCGCCGCCGTCCACGCAATACGCAAATAGCAGTATCGTAAAATCGTCTGCCTCTACGTAGCGGTACACGCCGCAGCTCTTCAAATCGTGGCTGCTATAAGTTTCTATATCTATGCCTAATTCGCGCATTATATCAGTCGTTACGGGTTTCGTTATATCTCATTTTCAGATTTACCACAGTACGCAGTTCGTCCAAATCCACCGGCCCGGTAATGCGTCCGCAGATAAACTGCACAGCACCGCCCAGCAGCATTACGTCTATACTCTTTTCGGGTTGGAAATCGTCGCCGCCTGCCAACTGCGCAGCGTGTAGCCACGTTGCAGCCACTATAAGAATGTCTGCCAATTCGTCGGTGGTCGTATTATGGATTTTCTCGCCGTACAGCGCGTTAAAATCTTCGTCCGATAACTCGGTAGCCTTAGCGGTTGTTTCGTTGAAATTCGGCACGTTTGCNNCCAATACTCGGCCAACTCTACGCGCAAATAATCCATACAGCCTACGCAGCTGGTATCTTTTCCGCGCTTGGTTGCTGCCGTGTGGCAGCGTTCCGCAATCTCTGAAATTAGTTTGTACATAATCGGGATTTTTGAAAACCCGTGCAGACGCGAACACCTACACGGGTGGTTAGGGTTTTACAAATCGTCGTCGTCCTCCATATCAATATCGGCGAAGTCGCTTTCTGCTGAGGCTCTACCGCCCAGTCTTTCGCCGTCCTTAAACTTCATAATGTTATTGAGGCCGCAGGCTACGCCACGGTTGCCGCTTACATCGTAGCCAAAGAATGTTACCGAAACAATAGCCCAAACGCCGCTATAAATTTCGTCCTCGTCCATAATAGGCGATTTGTTTTTGTCGCAAACGCCGGGGCGTGTGGTACTCTTGGCGTTTACGTAGAAATGTCCGCTATATACGTCGTCGTCCTCTTTATCGGTGTCGCCGTCGCGTAGCGGCATATCCAACTTTTTAGGCTCTTTGCCGCCCCACTTTGAGGCTGTAGCGGCTTTCTTTGCTGCCTCGATAGCCTGCTGCAAAGCCTTGATAGTTTCCTTTTCCTCTTTCGGGATTAGTACATTAGTCATATACTTACCGTTGGCTGCGTCGCCGTCAGGTGCGTACTTACTAAATACGTGCGTGTAACTCAATCTGCACGGGCCAAACACTACTTTAGTGTCTTTTACAATCGGTGTAATCATACTGAAATACTTTTTACTGGTTATTACTTTCGTGGGTTTCTACCTCTGTCGCGTCAGCTCTACCGCCGCCCATAATCTTGTATAGGTTCGCAAACGCAAAACCTTTTTCGATAATGTTACGTACCGCTGCCGCGCTGTCGTTTGATAGCAATTTTGCTACAGCCTCAGTTAGCACCGCGCCGTTACCTTGCAAACTTGCTATTACACAACTTTCATTTTTTTTGTCGGTGTCGATAAGGCCGATAACCATAACGCTACCTTTCGCTTCGTTTACTGCCTCGCTTAACTCCTTGATTTTGGCAGTTACTTTTTCTTGGTTTGTCATACTGTTAAAATGTTTATCCACTCCCGGAATACGCCGGGCCGTCTTATTGGTTTTTGTTACTTCTAAATCCGTGTACCGCTATGCCTAAAAGTATGGCTGTGTACAAAGCCCAAAACGGGTGCTGCATTATGAAATCAAATACTACCTGCATAGCCTAAAATTTTACGTCCTTGAAATCGTCGGCTAACGGGTCGATAGCCGGGCGTTTGTCGCTTTCCGGTGCCAGTGTCGGTTTGCCCTGCGGTTTCTCTATGTAATCGCCACAGATAGCGGCAAACTGTTTCTTTCCGGTCAGTTTCTCCAAATCGGTAATGGTTCGTAGTTCCTGCGGTTTGTATATTTCCGTAGTATTGTAACCGGCTTTGCTGAGTGCTAAGGCTGCGCCGTCTTGGTCGGTAATCTTACGGACGCTGCGCCCCTCTACGATTTTCCAACCCGGTAACTGTATGCCGCTTAACGCTTGCTGTAGCGCGTAGTCCTCTACGCCTGCTAACCACGTTTTAACGGTTGCCAAAATCGGCAGTACCTCTGCTGCCAGTTCGTCCGGGCCTATCAGTTTCGGGTCGGGGTGGTTCTTTGCTGCGTCGATACATTTTTGCGTAAGCGCGCGGCAGTTGCTTTTCACCTTGCAGAATTGGCACCAGTCGCCCGGTACTTGTGGGCCGTCGCCTTTGTACGCCTGCTGCGCCTTTGGTGTCAGTACGCCGTCAGTCCACGCCATTAACTCAGATACGCTTAACTCCCATTCGCTGAAATTCTCGATACGTGGCTGTATAATCGTCATTCGTACACGGTCTATTTTGTACTCAAAACTGAATTTTTCGTAAGCACCCAAACCGTATATTTTCATTTGTGGGTTATCTTCTGCCGATACCTTAACACCTTTGCCGTACTTGAAATCTATAACCTCCATAGTGCCGTCGGCGATAATAATAGCGTCGGCAGTACCGAAAGCGTCCGGCACGTACTCGCTGAAATCTAACCGGGTTTCAATCAGCAGCAGCGCGTCTTTGGTCTTTGCGCGTGCAGCGTTGTATTTCTCCAGTACGATAGTTTTGTAGGTGTCCGTATATTCGTCCATTTCGCCGGTGTGGTAGCGGTCGTTAAGTTCCGCTATCTCTTTGGCTTCGTCCTCGGTCGGCAAACCTAAAAACGCTTTCAATTTCTGCGCACAATACGCGTGCGCTAATGTACCCTCGGCGGCAAACTCGCTGCCTTTGTCCTCTACGTCAGCCTCCAGTCGTGGGGCGGCTGTGCAGTTAATCCACCTATGCGCAGCGGACGGGCTTAATAATGCGTGTGCAGTTGCTCCCATAGACTAAAACGGACAATCTTCTACTAATTCGTCGTCTTTCACATACACAGCGTCGCAGGTTGCGATAAACTTGTAGCGGCTTTCACTATCCGGTAGTGTGCTTGGTTTATCTGAGCCAAACAGCGCAGCGGTATATTTGAAAAATGCCGTTAATCGTCTGTGCCATTTTTTGTAACCCTCGCTGTCGGGGTTCTCTTTCCAGTTCTCGCCCTCGATACGCTTACGGGTTCTATCCATAGCCTCGCGTACATCTACCTCGGTGTATGTCTTGTTTTCCTGCGCAGCCTCAACGGGTGCGGTTGCTTCGGTCTTAGGTTCCGGGGTTTGTTCGGGTTCTGCCACTGGTGCGGTTTCCTGCTGTTGCTCCGGGTTCTCTACTACGGGCTGCTGTTTTGCAGCTCTCGGTTTCTTTTGTGCAGGTGCGGCGGCTGGTGCCTCAACCTGCGGACGATTAAACAGCGACGTTAATAGCCCGTTTAGTTCGGGGGTTACGCCGATATTAACCGACACGTTAATTTGAATAGGTTGCATAACTGTAAAGTGTTTAATAGTTATTTACTGCGTCTATAAGTTCCGGGATAGTACCCAGTTTCTTCCAACGCTTTGTAAGTTTTGCGATAATGTACATTGCGCCAAAGCCGATAACCTTAGACGATACAAGCGTATAGAGCAACTGCACAAATGGCAGGTCGTCCACGGGTACGCTGAAAATTCCCAACATTGCAACCGTTACCAATACGAAAAGCACGTAATAGCGGTAATTAGTTAAAATCTTTTTCATTGCTTTAGTTATTTATTTTGTCCTTAAATTCTGTTTCCAAAGTGTAGAGAATATCGCCCCACGTTCCTACCGTTATTTAGTTCAAGCGGCCTACTACGCGGCCCTCTACTATTGCCTCACCTACGCCGGTATTTTTGTCGTAGTTAAATCGTACTTTGCCGCCGTTAAACCACTGGCGCATTACGTTACCTACTTCGTCGTGGTAAGTGTCGCAGTTTGGTATATACCCCTGCGGTGCTTGCTTTAATGGTATTTGTAAACTCATAATCTTGATATTTTGAAATTTATAGATACGTAGCTTCCCAGCACTTGATTATTTGCCGCCCGGTAGTGAATTTGGCGCGCCCTGCTTTGCGTACCGTAAAGCGTATGCAGCCGTCGTTTTCCCAGCGTCTGATAGTATGGCGTTCTACGCCCAGTATCTCGGCTGCTTCTTTTTGGCTGTACCGCCTATCGGGGTCGCAAACCGGTTTAGTTGGTATCATAGCGCGTAACGGTTAGCGTTAGGCCGTCAGACTTGCAGGCAAAGCGGCAGTTTTCCATCTTCTGCATAGCGTAGGCGGTATTTTTCTGGCTGTCCAAATCGTAGCCGTCCGCACACTGTACGGTAATTTGTTCTCCGTTCTGCAATGCTCGCAGACGTTCACGGGTAATTTTTTCTGTAACTTTCTGTGCCATAATTTCCATTTTTCGGTAAAAACTTCGTTCGTTTGTTGGTGCA